CTCCGCCGCCTCGCGAATCAGTTCTCGCAGGGGAGGGTGTTGCTCGTTCATTTTGTTAGTTTGTTAGTTTGTTTGGTAAGATATATATTTTACCAAAAAAGCATTTCAATTTTTTTTCAAACAGAAAAAACTAACCAGCGACAGACACAACCCCGTTATGAATGTTAAGAACCCGTCCATACTGAGTCCAAAAAATTGTGTTGAAGGCCTCAGTATCGTTTCCACCGTTGCCATTATTCACGCGGGCAATATTGCGCTCTACAATAATTGGCTTCTGTCCAACCATAAGTCCAGCCTGAGTGTTCGGGTCTGTCACAAGGTTTACTCCGTTGTAATGAGAAAGGCCCTCGCGGGGGAAACGCCCGCCAGCACCCTCACCGACGAGGATGCTTGTAGCGCTTGGATGGCCTTCCACAGTAAGAATACCCCAACGGGGATTTACATAATTCCCAGCTTGAGCAGACGAACCATCTCCGGCCACACCCTTTGAAACAGAAGTATCCCAAGAATACTCGCTGTTCGCAATATTAATAGTGCCTCCCATTACCGAAGCAAGCTCGTCCTGCTGTCTGCTTTCACGCTCTACATCACGGTTAAAAATACGCATATCATTTACACGAAGATTGTAAGAACTAGGAAGCCAAGTTGCTTTAGAATTATAAATGCCGAGCTGGTTGCTTATTACCGCAGCACCGCCCTGCTGTTTTTGGTCGCACCAAGTAATATTTTTAACCTGTTTACCAACCATACCAACCTCACGAGTCACACGCTGGGGATTTACGGTAGATGCGGGAATTGTAGTTGTGGTAGTCGCTACATCATCGTAAGGGATTGTGAGTCCCTGTGGCGACATTACAAGTTTAGCAACTTCCTCCATACGCCCATCATCACCATCATAGGTAAGATAATCTGCGAGAAACTTCACCTGAGTTGTTGCGATAGAAGCCGCTGACGATGTGGCGGGTGAACCGGCGGGGAAAAGACAGATTACACCTTTGTCGGTGGCGTTTGTCGGCCCCTGCTCGTTAAAAGTGAGTTCAAGGACAAGGCGCTCGTTCATTAGATAAAGTGGAAGCTGAAGATTTTTCATTAGGGTTGGGAACAACTGCGACAATTTAATCGTTCCAGTTGGAGTAGTATTTTCATCATCAGTAATTTTCATAAATGGGAGAATACTTCCCGTTTCCCTCGCGGCAATTTGCCACTCACAACCGGCGGGCTGGTATGAGCCAGTCCCTTCGTTGTTTGGCTGACAACCATCTACGATTAACTGAGAATTAAAATCACGGAACATTCTCTCTTCTTGTGTTTTAAACTGGTTTCTCATAGTAAAATATCTAGCATACTCGTCTGTCTGTGCGATGACTACAGAACCACAACGAAGAAGTGCGCTCTTGACTAGAGAATGAACTCCAGTTTTCATAGGGAAATAGGGCTGGGTTGCGTTGGTGGCACCGGGGTCTACACAGACAGCGGCCACCTGAACACAAGAATTAACATCTAATATACCACGACGCTCAAACACGAATCTCGCGTGAGTTTTGCTTATGGTCGCTGGGTCTAGAATATCCGTATGAATGGACATAGAACTTACGCTAGGAAGCGGCTTCAATTTCAATACATCGGGGAGAACGGACATCTTATATACTTAAATAATATTTTAATTTCATAATATCATTTAATTATTACTAAATAGATTGTTCAAAATAAACTTTTTAAAAAAGTTTAGACAAAAATGGTTTGCTCTAAAGATTTTTGAAATCTTTAATTTATAACCTGTATTCCTTGAGGAGAATATGCTAGTATGTTTTCTGCTAGAGTAAAAGTGTATAGAGAGTTAGGTGAATTACCATCAAGAGTGGATTTTACCCGAAGTCCATAGTTTGCCCTAGAGTAATCTATGCCTACTTTAAATGAGTCAGTCCTCACACCCAGTCCATATACCTCAATTTTATCGGGGAGAGAATCCTCAAACACATCTACACCATCTATAAGCTGCGGGCGTGTATCTAGCCCCGCATTTGTAGTCAAAGATACTAGTGAATGGTTCATATTCTCGTATGGCTTAATAGAATTAATAAAAGTGGTTAATATCTCAGTCTGTGGACGGTCGCCAGTTTGGACTGTGCGGTCGCGAATAGGATTCTCACGGGGAAAGTTAATACCGCCACGAGTAAAGGCCACTTCAGTCAAGTCGGCCACGACATCAAAAGCACCAGTTCCTGAATTTCTAAGGAAAGAAGTTGCGTTGCCGTCCTTTTGCTGATTGTTAATAAAAGTTGTCGGCAAGAAGTTATGATGAACTGCTAAAACCTTTCTTGCGGAAAGATTAAGGGATACAACTTGGTCGCTGCTGTTGAGAACAGAGTATGTGTGGTTGACAGAGTTATAAGTTAGTTCGCCACTTGTAGCATTACCCATCTGTGCCTGTCCGTCTTCATCGGGGACAAGCAAGTCGTATGAGAGCGTCACATTTCTTAGTTCGTATGCTATGGCGTTTGGAACAGCGGCAAGTGCGGAGTTGTTTTGGTAAAAACCTGCTAGTGCCTGAGCATCGGGGGACAACTCAAGCTGAATATGAAGGCCACGCAAACCGTTCATACCAAGTGGAAGGGGATTGCCTCCACTCAAAAGTCCACAGCGTAGGGGCATAGAAACCGAAAAACCTTCGTTCTGTCCCTGTGCTGATACAAGAGAACGAGAAGCCGTTCCTGACTGCTGGGCAACCCCAGTATCAAGGTCGGCGGCGGAGTGAGTCGTGGGAAGCACACTTGCTAAATAACGGGGGTATTCTCGCACAACTTCTAAAGATTGATTTTCCTGATTACTAATTGTAATCTGCTTAATACAAGCATTCGCGCCGATGCGGCCATTAAAACAACCAGCGGAAGCCGCTCGTCCGCCACCGGTTGTTCCACCGTTATTTACAAGAGTTCCAGTGGCCGTCTGTTTAATCGCAATATCTGCGTTAAGCCGGACAGAACTTCCCACTAAAAACTTGTTTTGTGAAGCAATCTCAAAATTAATAATTGGGAAACCACCACGAAACGAAAACGGCTGAGTTGGAGCGTTTAGAGCGTCTATTTCAACTTTTTCTACGGCAACAATATTAGACATATTATAATATAGCAAAAGATAATATAATAATTAATTATTTTAATTTACCTAATAACAACACTCCCACTCTTAGAGATGTTCAGTCGGTTTAATCCACATATAGTATGCATCATTAATTTTGTCGCTGCTCCCGTCCCATACTCAATACGAAGTGCTAAATCCTTATTAGCAATATTCGCCACCTGTCCATATTTAGATAGTCCTCTACCAATTAAAAACTTCACACCGCCGGGCTGCGATGTATCCCGAACCGTGTATCCACAGTTTGTTAGTGCTTTTTCAAGTTCAATTAGTGCTAGAGCGTCCGGTTTACTGATGGTTTGTCCTAGACGGTTTAGTTTCACATCACGGCCAGACGGAACAAGCTCCCCGCCCATTACATACTGATAATTTACTGCGGTGTCCAAAAAACCTCTAAAACTATTGTCTAGAAGAGCGGCAGTTTGGTCGGGCAGAAGCGGGCGAGAAAGAATGGAATATGCTCGTGTTTGCTCTGCGTTAATATTACTCGTAGTCAATCCTGCTGTTCCAATTACATTATTTTTGTATGTGGTATAAGTTTTATAATCAAAGTTCAATCCTTTATCACTTCCCACCTGCGACATCATAGCATTTACATAAGCCGCTGGGGGCTGGACGGTCTCGGTAATCATCTCTAAATTACTGATAGTCCAATCTACACCAGCACGGGTGGCGAGTGGGCCTCCGCCAATAAGCAAGAAGTTCTGTGCGTTGATTCTGTCTTCGGGCAGCACAAAAACTCTTGATGTGAGAGCGCCGAATGCTTGGGTTAGGCCACCGTTGCCAGCGCCGCCGCCGGGGCGGTTGGGGATATAAGTGACAAGGATAGAAGCAGCGCCTTGGTCATCTACCGCCGACGAAAACTGAGTAATGACACCAAGTGCTTCTGCGGGTGTGCCGTCGTTTTCCTGAATATAAAGTAAATCACCAACCATTAGTCCAAGATTTTTATTTTGAGTTGCCGGCATCGCCAAACCATCATTAGCCACACGAGATGTCGCGCTGAGCTGAACAGTAAATGTGCCGGTGGCGGCGGCGGGCTTCGTATCAGCACCAATCGCTTTCACGGTGGTATTTAAATAACCTTGTGGATATGAAACACCTTGGTCGCTCCAATATTGTAGTGTTTTAAGAACAGTATCCAAAACCATCTGAGAGCGAACACCAGCCATAGCGGCAAGGGGAACGATTTTATCACCATTAAGTATGCCCGAGTTATATACGGGAATCATCATAGTTAGTTTTTTTGCGGTGGCGTTGGTCGTGCGGGGGAGTGCGGGGACTGGAGTCCAGTAAAGCTGATTGTCGCCATCTGTGTTGATAGAGCGGCCCTCAAACATATTGCGTTTGTCGTTAATGCTGTCGTTCCCCGTGTAAGCCCAACTGTTGGCCACTTGCTGATTATAATCCTGTAAATACTCTAAAGTAGTTCCACCATCACCAGTTCGCACAACCACATCACGAATAAGTGAATGAATACCAGCAGATGGACTGGGAGCAAACTTCCCTACAGCCCCGCCAAGCTGAAAGTCAAACTTGAGAAAAGTTTTCTCGGGGTTAATAAATCCTAAATACTGGGGGACTAGCCAGCGGACTTCACCGCCTGGCTTATAATCAATCTGTGATTCCGGTTTAATACTAACCGTTTTTGAAGCAACGAATGCCTGATTTTCATCTGTCGCTCTATACATTATAATATTGTGTTAGATAAAAAAATATCATAATATTATCTTTTTAATTTACTAAATATTTTGCTTTAACTAAAAAGCAGACATACTGGCGGGAGTGTCAACAACCCCATCAATACTTGGTAAAACTAATGAATGTCTACTTGCCGATGTGCTCAGCGCTTCTTGCGGTGGTGGGTCGTGGGGTTTTGTATGGCTAGTTCCCACCGCTTCAGCAATCGCAAACCCAATACCAGCGAGTAATCCGACTGGCCCAAGCACATCACTAGCAAGGCCAATTGCGGTCTCAGTCCCTGCCCCTAAAGCAACAGATGAACCAACCGCTTCTGCTGCCTCTCCACCCCCAAGAACTTCATCTCCACCCAACTCGGCGTCGTCCTCCTCATCCTCCTCATCGTCGCCAAACAGATTGCTGCCGCCACCATCGTCATCATCTTCCTCATCACCACCACCATCACCACCTTTGCTCTCGTCATTGTTTGTGCCGTCGCCGTTGTCACCAGCAACATCTTCTTTATCTTCTTCATCCATACTGTTACTTCTTTGGCTGCGTGGGCCAGCGCTGGCGGGGTCGTCGTTGACTGGTGGCGCTGCTGGCGGAAGTGGGCCACTACCAAGATTAGCACCATCTTCACTTGTAGAAAATGATGAAGAAGCTCCCCCACCGCTGCGGCCGGCGAGACGCTGGAAAAAGTCGGGCTGCTCGCGCATTCCAAAACTGCTTCCTGCGTTGAAATTAAGTCGTCCCGCTTCCCCAAAAGCAGAGCGTCCGCCGCCCAACGCCCGCAAGCTGCCACCGAATAAGGCGTCCGAACCGCTTGCCTCTTCGGGAATGGATGATAATGAATCGGGAACGGCCGATAATGAAGAACCACTTGATGCGACTGGGGCTGCGACTGAGTCTGCGACTGCCGAACCGACATCCTCATCTGCTGCGTCGGGGAGGCCTTCGCGGTCGGCGTCGGGGTCGTCCCAGCGGCGGCCATCGGGCAGCGACGCCTGATACGACTTGGCTTCTTCAAGCCTTTTGGCTGCTGCCACCGCCTTCACACGATTTGCCGCCCTCGCCACGTCGTTCGCCTCC